TTTTGTTCACCTGACATTGGTATGTTACGAAAGCTGGTGTAAAACCTAGCTCCTTAACACGCCTGCCCCAACCCAAACGGGCAGAATTAAATTCAATTCGCTCGACGCCTAATGTACTGGCCAAATCATAGCCTGCGGCAACCGCCTCTGCGAATACATCCACACCTTGGCGTAGCCATAGGTGGTCAATTACTAAAGTAGATACTTCTTCGTAGCCTGCATCGTATTGGCTGAGTATTACAAAACCTAAACGGTCTGTGCCTTCCTCAACCCAGTACAGATGGACCCTACCCTGCATTAGCTGGTGGTAGATGTCAGCAGTGACAAAATCAGCTCGCACTTTACGAATGATCTCCGTCATACCGCCCTCGAAATAGGCAAAATTGGCCCTTATGCTGGCCTTTGTTGCGGGTACTAACTCAACCACTACAATCCCCCGTATCGAACTGTTCTACGGGTTGGGCCATTACGTCCATCAGCTCTGCTCTTCGCATCACTAATATGCGCCGCAAACTCCGCTTCGTATTTCGCGGCGCGATTCGGATTGGTCCAGGGCATCTCGTTTGAGTTGAACAAATTGGCCATTGCGCCTGCCATAATCCCATCTACGTTATCTTCAACAAAATCAGTTGAGATGCTTGTCGCAGTTAGACTCGGTTTAAGTGCAGCGTGCATGGTTACGTTCTCGCCCGACTTGATAGGGACGGGAACAAGGTACATGAGCTTGTTGCTTGGGCGTATGTAGTGCGTTGGGGTACTTTTTTCTGTGCGCCACTTAGGGTTTGCGCGATTCGCCCCTTGTTCAGTGTCGGGTACAATCACTGATTCACCGTGAATTACGGAATACATATCTGTGATATTTGTGTTCTTGGGTAGGTCAATGTCATATTCATATAACCCAGCCACTGTCAGAATAGGGTCTAAGGTTAAGCGATATGCGCTACTGCGTTTACAGTAACTAAGCACTGCGTCCTTGATTGCTTTTTCTGCCACAAAATCAGGGCAGCCAGCGATGTGATAAGGGAGCAGGCTAACCATGTCTTTATAGTTCATAGGTTATGCCTCGCTAATTTCAGCCCACGCTACATCGCGCTGTTCAGAGGTGATGTCGTAACCTAGAATTTTTTCTAAGTTGCGGACTCTAGGATCACCATTCTTTGAGAAGGCTTTAGTGTCGCCTTGCTCTACCAACTGCTCAATGGCAGTAATAATTTCCATGGCTTGGTCTTCACTCGAGACTTCATCCACTTCGATCGCTTCGACAGCAGGTTTTTGCGTCGGCTTTTTCTCACCTACGGGATATGCTCCCATAGATATACATTCGTCCACCAGAGGTGGTGGGACTTCTCGCGCTACACCCGCTTCAAACCAAGCCGACTGGCCAGTTAAGCTGCTAACGTGCATTGCCTTATCAGAAATCAACATAATCAAACTCCAAAAAGCCCTCGACGCTAGGTCGAGGGAAGAGGCCCTATTTCATTTACAGCGCGGTATCTAATGCAATCACACCAAAGTCTTGGGTGTCGCCAGTTACCATGCTGGTGTACTTAGGCTTACGGAAGCCCAAAATCTTACCTACAGAGATACCATGCTGGTTACCGTAGTCGTAAGTGTCTTCAACCCAGTCAGCATCACCGATGTCAGCCATCGCTAGTGCTTGTGCGCCACAGAATAAAGCGCGCTGGCCGTTTACTGTGCCAGTAGCTCCGAACTTAGAACCTGAAGCTTCACCAGAAGTGTCATATACATGACGGAACTCGTGAACCATAACGCCATCTACCATTACGCTAGATGAACCAGAGAACAAGCTGTTAGCTGAACCACGGTTACCTGCATTACGGATGTTAGCTAGGAAGTCAGTGTCTAGCTTCAACTGAGCCATACCTTGTGGAGTAACAAACATGTGGAATGTTTCTTCGCCACCCTTAGCACGTACACCACGGATATAGTGGTCTTTAGCATAGGCTTTAAGGTTAACAATAGACTTGTAGCCCAAGATGTCAGAAGCAGTTAAGTCGCCAGTAGCAACAGTACCGTCAGCTTTAGCGATCAAGTGACGTGAGCTAGATGGAGCAGAAACGTCTGCAGCATACTCAAGGTTAGACAAGTTCTGGCCAGTTGCGGCTACAGTACGAGCACCACCGTTGTTCTTCTTGGTATAAGCCAAGCCGGACAAGGTTAAGAACGCGATTTGGTCCATACGGTCAGCCATCCAGTAAGACAAAGAGTCGCGAGACGCTTCACGGAAGTTTACGATAGACTTTTGGTCGGCTAAACGGCCAGCCAAACGGTTTGCGTTACGCATCTGGTCGATACGAACAACGATGTCAGAGCTAGATAAAGCTTCTTCGTTGCCTTCTAGAGTGTAGTCACCTACCACACCGTCGCCAGACAAGTCAGCTAGCAAAGTTAAAACAGCGCGTGCGCCCTTTTCACTTTTGGTTAGGTCGTTAACAGACTGGACCATAGCGTTAGAGCCAGTACCAGCAAATTGGTTAATGAAGGAAGCATTTCGGGCGGCGTGCCAGAAATCGCGAGACCATACGGTCTTTTGCTCTGAAGTTAGAGCGGCAAAATTAGTTAATGCCATGAGAGTTCACCTATGTATAAGATTAAAATAAATTATAAGTACTGCTTATAAACGTCGCCATTAATCAGGCAGGGGCGACAACCACTGCATGCTGTTGGACGTGTCGTGCCCGAACGAAATAGCGACCTTTTAGAGAGGGACGAACTCATGGCCTTTATAAGCTGGGCGAAAGCTACCGTGTGTCGTACGGCCTTCGATTTAATAGGCTTGGGCAGTTGTCGTACTGCAAGACGAGCCTGTGTACATATATTAGCACAGCTTATAAACTAAGGGAAATTATAGGCCATTTAAAACAGGTCATCGACCACCGAGGGCGTGAATTCACCCATGTACATCCCTTCGATGTTGTATTCCATAAACTCCTGGGCCTCCGCATGATCCATGCCGTTTTCGACGAGTGCTTCGATAAGTTTACTCGCTGAGTAGGCAACCCTAGGGTCACCACTCGCGAGCAAGCTCACACCGATAATTGCACTGTCCAACCCGTCAAAGAACACTAGCTCTGGGTATTCGACACAGTAGGCAGCTTCGATTTCTTCGCGCATTAACCGAAGTCACCACGCAACCGCTTCATCTGAGCATCCGACAACTTGTCGAAGTCATTATCGGTCATGGTGCCAATGTTAATCACATCTTCACCACGGGTTACTGCACTCTCCCCTGCAAGCTTCGCAGGCTGTTTGCTAGCAGCTTCCAACTTTTGCTTCACGTCAGTCGTTCGCTTTTTGGGCGCAGGCTTGTCAACGGCTCGAGGCTGTAACAACTCAGGCATGTTTGATGCTAGCGTCATTCGGACCGCTTTACGTAGTGCATCAGCTGATGCCATGCCTGTGTTTGCATACATCCCCATCAGTTCGTTAGCTTCAGCGATCAACGTTTGATCAGCGTCCTCACTGTTCGTGTCGAGCACCGGATATGAGGACATCATATCGGCTACGGCTGAGTCCAAATCCAACTGCTGCTTCGTCACATTAGTTGTATTATGGATGTCTTTGCGTAATTCGCTAGCCATCGCTTTTCGTTCTTCGTCACGGATTTCTTTACGAACCGCTTTAGCTTTATCCGTCTCGCCATCCAACACCGCTTCCATGTATTCAGCTTCTTTACTGTCGAAATCGAATTCAGGTTCTGGCGCTGCTTGAGGCTTTGCATCGTCTTCTAATTTAGCAAGACGATCTTCGAGTTGACGGCGACGAGCAATCTCTTCGTCCATGCGAGACTTAGGCACCATGTGCGCCTTCTCGTCCGCTTTAACGGCCTCTTCCTCTACCTCTTCTACGAGTTCCTCTTCTTCAAGTTCGTCGCTCTCAGGCTCGCCCAGGACTTCCTCAGCAGCTTCTGCAGCTGGCTCTTCCTCGGCTTCCTCAACCACTTCTTCAGCGACCGCTTCAACGACCTCTTCTTCGGTTTCTTCAGCTACGGCTTCTGGATTATCACCACGGTCCACGTTGGTTGTATCCATTTCTTCACGGGCGTCACCGCCTGCAAATTGATCGTAACCTTGTTCACTGTCATCGTGCTCTAAATTGGCACTTGTTTTTTGTTTAGGCATAGGGCCTCCGTTAGGTTAAAGTTAAAGTACTACGTCTTTCGGTTTCTTGTACTCTTGCTGGACACCAAGTCGTAGTATTTCTGCTGCGATTTTGGTGGTCGACTGGGTTTCAGAGGCTTGCTCTTTTTGAGTTGCGGACAACTCAGCCAATTGCATACGTACATCGAGTTCTTGGCGCTTCAGATCCATACGTGCCTGTAGCTCGGCCATCTCTTTTTCAGGAGTGGTTTGTATGTCAGCTGCCTTGGCTGCGGCAAGTTGTGCTTGGGCTTGAAGGTTAGCTGCTTCTGCTTGCAGCTTCTGTAGTTCCAACTTCACCTGTTCCATCTGAATCTGCTGTTGCATCTGTGCAGCTTCTTGCTGTTCAGGCGACTGTTCAACACCGGTTAACATGCGGATACGCTTGGCCAACTCACCTTTACGCTGTAGATGTGAGTATTCGATGATGGCGTCGTCCGGAATGGCGATGCCCACTTGGCGCAACTGCAATGCTTCTGCAAATTGTGACTCGTCAAATGTGTCGCGTGCAGGCATGGTTGAAATAATAACGTCGTATTCACCAACGGTCATATCGTTAACCACTTCGCCTTCTGCCGTCATTTGATTCAACACGATCTCTTCGCGAGGCTTTAGTGGGTCTTCATCTCGGGTGATTTGAATGACTCGCTCCTCACTGTAGAACGACTGCACTAAGCACAGGATGTTCTTCGCAACGAAATGTCGCGTTTTGGCAAGGTTGTCTAAAGGAACCTGGATCTGAATCTGTCCACGGTTCTGTTTCGCCTGGATAGCAACGCCTGATACTTCAGGACTATCCTGACCAAGCATCGCATCAGATACGCCTGAGATCTCTTTGATGTTGTTTGCCGCTTTCTGACCAATACGATCAAGACCCGTTGGGATCTGGTTCGGAGAAATCTTCTGCGGTGGCTGTGAACCACGGTTAAATTCCAGCACTAAACCGGTCTGAGCACCCCGTTCTTGGAGATCATCCGATGTCATACCACTCAATGAGCCTGTTTCTACGACCCAGCCACTGTTCGCAGTCGTGTTAACGATGTGCAACTCTTGTGACGAGATCTTGTTTAGCTGTTCTTGAGGTGAAAGTAGGTTGCGAACCATGCCAAATGGCTTACCGCGCCTAAAATAAGGGAAGTAAGGCACGATGGTGAAGTCTTTGTACGGTGACCAGTCATCATGCAGGACAACTTTGTCCGCTGTGATGGTCCAACGTACCTTTTTCACCAATTTCTTCAGCATTCCTAGGCCAAATTCCTGGGCAAATAGCTCAGTACGCTCTTCGTCCCACGATTCTGGCACGACACGCATGTCTTTGGTCTTCGGATCAACGAAATGAGGCGTTAATACCAACTTACGGTGCTGCCTTTCAACAACGCGCACTGCCCGTAGGCTTTGTTTGTCGTCTGCTTCACCGCCGGTGAGTACCGCTGCGCCTACGTCACCATAGGTCACGTCCCGCTGTTCGGCTAAATCCATTGAATCACGCCCAAGGTGCTCACCGTTCTCGGCAACCATACGCAACTGATCGGCTTTCTCTTGGCCATACTGCTGCTCAATGTCGTCTAGGCTTAACCATTTGGTCTTGATGACCTCGTTCCATGTGGTTGGGTCGTAGTCTTTGGCATCTGGATCAGGCAGGATGTCCAACGGATCTTCCGCTGTGATCTGCACCTCACCTTCTATATGGTCGTCAAAGTTCATGCGGATGTCGAAGTATCCACGATCCTGAATCACACCGTCTGCAAAAACCTGGCTTTCCAAGTAATCGTATTGGTTGTTGTCACTGATCTGCATGTACAGTTTGGTGAGCACTGCCGCAACTTCATCCGAGGAGTTACGTCGAGGCTTAAACTGTGTATCCGCACGCTTAGAGGACTGCTCCCCCAGTATGGTATTGACAGTACTCAAAATGGTATTGATCGTTAGATGTGGGCGACCTTCGGAATCTAATGCGTCGATGTCCGTTTGGTCCCACTGCTCTCCACGATAATAGCGGTCGCACTTGATCGCCGTCTTAATGTAGTCGAGGTGGCCCGCATCCCTTGCCCGCACATAGCGGGCCCAGTTGTTTTCTACGATCTTGCCTTCTTTAAGGGGATCGATTTTCGTCTTCTTTGCCATAGCTATGCACTCATCGCTGTTTTACTGCGGTTAGGGGCCATCAGTCCGGGGAGCTTATCTCGCCAAGACTCTTCAATTATTTTCTTATCTATTACGACGGACATTTCGGACATCATTAAACCGATCCAAGCCAAACCATCGACTTGGTCATCATGTACACCGTTCGGGAAACGCAACATCTCGGCCATAAGCCCAGCGTTCCACAGTTCAAACTTGGGGAAAAACACCATCCCTTGCTGCATACGTCCCTGAATCGCTCGGGCACGCGCTTCTTTATCTCTTCGACCTGTCTTCAACTCCATTAGGTACATCTCATACAGGCCACGCTCTGCGATCCGCTTCTTTAGGAAGGGTCCAAGGGCCATTTCAATGTGTCCACGCTCAATGCCAACGATCGACGGTTGGTATTCTTCGTAAACATCGAGTATTTTCTCTACTAATTCGTAACCGTCCCACTTACCACGCTCAACGTGCATGACATACATCTTGTCTTCTTGGTCCACACCCACCACGACCCCTACCGAGAAGTCATTTCGGTCTGCTTTACCAATGGCAAGGTCCCATGCGCAGTAGATTTTGAGCTTTTTACTATTGAGTTGGTTCTCGCGGTAGTACTTGAACATGTCTACTTTGAAATAATCACCCTCGTCGGCCACAGGGTTCTGCTGATACAGAGCCGACCAGTCTCTTGGGCCTACCGCCTTCTGAATTCGGAGCAATGCTTCAGCGTCATAACGTGCTGGGTGCAGCGGTTCGTACTTTTTACGGTACTTTTCGTCTTCTTCGGCGATCGCTGGGTACTTGATCACCTCCCAACTGTCTCCACCGTCCTTTTCCTGCTCCAATAACCAACCCGCAAGGTCGTCATCGTGCCAACGGGTCAGGATAACCAGTACGCCACCGCCCGGTGCAAGTCGTGTATAGGCCGTTGAGGTGTACCAGTCCTTCGCCGTTTGGCGAGCGGTCTCTGATTCGGCTTGTTCACGGTTTTTTACGGGGTCATCGATGACCAATATGTGCGCGCCCTTACCGGTGATCGGTCCACCCACACCTGCAGCCACATAACCACCACCTTTGGTCGTTAGCCACTGCTCAGCGGACTGTGATTCGGGGTCTAATCGGGTTTCAAACAGCGAATGGTATTGCGTATCACGCAACAGACCACGCACTTTGCGCGAGAACCCCATGGCCAACGAGCCAGAGTAGGAACAGGCGATGAATTCGTGATTTGGGTAACGCCCAAGGTGCCATGCTGGAAAGTTTTTCGACGCTAATTCGCTTTTACCGTGTCTAGGCGGCATAAATAGCATTAATCGAGGGGATTTCTTGTCAGCAACGTCGTCCGAGAACTTCTCTAGGCGTAGGCAAATGTCTTTATGCACCCAACCCGGAATATATTGCTCGCTGAAGCGTTGAACGAAGGGCAATAGGTGCCTCCGAGCCAGCTCGCGCTTCGCTAATTCAGCTTGGGCCGCCATCTTCGAGTCAAAAACACCGTTCTCGTCGGTGTAATCTGGCGTTTTTCCTAAGTCTTGCTTTTCCAACGTGTCTCGTTCCGACTGTTTTAGGCGTCTATTGTGTAGTAATTCATTCGCATGGGCCGCTCTGGCCTTATGCTCGTTTTCTTTCTCTTTCAAGAACGCTTTATGACGTACTGGGTCGCTGATGATCGCTTCAAAGGCACGTTGCTGGCCAAGGTTCTTACACTTGGAGCACACTGTAGGGGCACTCGCTGGATCGTAGAGGGTCATTGGCCTCTCTTCGTTACAAAACGAGCACTTCTTAGTGTCCTTTTCTACCATTACCAGCCTCCACTTCCTCGAATTCGCCATCGATCGTTGATTCAGGGTTAAAATGGGTATCACCCAACCCTGCCAGCTTCAGTAAATCTGCATCTGTCGCCGCTTCAATGTGCCGCTCAGAGTTAATATTCACGCTAATGGTCTGAATACGTTGTGGCTCGTAAAGGCCATGCATTCTGGCGATCTCTCTAAGCGCAGCGACTTCTTCTGTAGCAGTCCCACTCTTTCTGTGGGCCTCAAAAAACAACTTCGTGATACTTTCACGGGTGACCGCAATGCGATCGAACTCTTTTTCCCGAAAATAGGTCAACGTGCGTTGGATCACGGCGTTATTCACCAACTTCGATGAGTTCGCCTGCGAGTACCCTGCCTGTTTGCCCGCTTCAGTGGTCGTATACCCCAGCAAGTAGTACCGCACAAACTGCTCTTGCTGCTTCGTCAGCTTCGGAATGACTGCTTGCCCTTCTTCAAAGGCATCTTCTGGAATTTCCATACTCTTTAGGCCTATAAGCACTGCTTATATATTAGTCCGGTCTTTTGCCGAATTTATGTTGAAACAACTGCCATGCGAAAAACTCAACGTCTTCATCTCTAGCAACATTCCTGCAGTAGTTGTACATGGTACACACTAGCCGCGTATTCTCGGGCGTATAACCTTGCTCGTTGTCGATTCTGTCTAAGCTCGGTGAATATGGGTGCTTCTTGTACCGCTCATCTTTCTCGTAATCGAACGGTATACCTGTTTTCAAGCACCTATGGCTCTGCTCAGCGATCCTTGCTACGACCCACTCTATCGTGATCGTAAATGGGAGTCCCTTGTTCCTTGCTCGCTTTCTGGCGCAATAGAATATCTCTTTTGGCCTACCAGACTCGCTGTAATAACGCCTTTGTGCGCTCTCACTCCGTTGCAATCGTCTTTTAGCGCTTTCCAAGCGGACACCTAAATATATATTAGCAGTGCTTATAGTACCACGAATGTGAAATTTAAAAAATTAATTTACATTTATATCTGCTCCATGGTCGGCGCGGGGGGTTTGGGACTCTTTCCCACAGCGTACCCCTTTCCCCGATTCCGATATTGGAACCTTGTTTTCAGTTTTCGATGCTAGGGACCCCTACCGGTTTTTAGCTCTTTTCTCCCTGCTCCGCTGGGATTTACTGCTTTGCCTGTTTTGCATTTCCTTTTTTCGCTCCTCGCTCCGCTCGCCGCGTTCGTCGTGTCTTGTGTCACTTACGACGTTAACTAAAGGATTATTCCCTATGAATTACCTACTTGCTGGCTGCTTAAACTTTACCTTCCGCTCTGTTCTTATCATTGCCATCACACTTGGCATCATGATCATTGCATTGGTGTACATGCAAGGCTTCGGCCTGTTGCTCATCATCACCTTGCTAGTGCTAGAGCGAGTGGCTCATTACTTTAACAAGGTCACCGTATGGTTGGCCGTACGTGCATGGAGGAAGATGCTATGAACCGTCGCATGAAGTTATTCGTCTACACATTGATCGCTGTCCTTACGGGCATCTTAGCCTTGCTCGACGCTCGTACTGCAGTGATCTATGGCTGCTTCTGCGTAGTCTTTGCCATTGTCCTAATAGACCAGGCAGAACATAAGCCAACGGTGCA